GAGCCACTCGTCCCGTTTGAGACGGCACTCTTGGAGGGTCGGACCGATTACCGAAAAGAGGACTCCTTCGGCTGTCCTGTAATCGTACATTACCCTTGATACCTTGCGTCCTCTGTGAGCCGAGAAGAAAGTCTCGTATTGTTCCTGACCGGCTTGGGTGGTCGATATTCCGTTTTGAGTCATACGTGTCATAGTCTTTGATTTTGTGACCACCGCCGGAGTTGGCGGTGGTCGTGTTAAACTTATGCTCTCTTGCGCTCGGCTATCAGCTTCTTGTTGACGTTGATGATGCACGCTATCTGCTCGGTGTATTCGCAGATACCGTTGGCGAAGGCTCGGCACTGGATGATTGAGTAGTCCTTCAGCGAGATTTCTACGGTGGCGATGGTCTTGCCCTCCATTGTGGCGGTAAAGACCAGCGTGTCAGCTTTGAGGTAGTAGCCCGATGAACCCACGCAGATATGCTGTTTTGTGCCCTCATCATAATATTCTGCTACGCTGTCAAGGGTATGGAGCAGGATTGTGCCGTCTGTCATCGTCAGTCCGATGAAGCGACCTTTGAGTTCCTCGAACTTGGCTTGGTCGGCTTCGGCTTTCCTGCGGTTGGCTTCCCTCTGTTCCTTCACTCTCTGTCGGTTGACCTTCTCCACATATTCATCGTGGGCGTGTTTGAGGTCTTTGGGTGCTACCAACGATGGAGAATGAAGGTCTCTGCCCATACGCTCCAGCATCTTGATGTAGTCGAACCACATACTCGGTGCGTTGAATGAGTATCCTGCTCTCTTGGCGACCTTGATGGAGTTCCAATACTTGTCAACCTCCTGCGGGTGCTGGCAGAGATAGCGGAGCATTTCGATGTCTCCGGATTTCATCAGCGTCTCGGCTTTGGAATTGGTGAGCAACTGCTGAAAGAGTGTGACGGGGTGCATTGCGTGGCAATATCCTTTGAACCCGTTGCGATTGATGGTGTCGGTTGCCTTGATGCGGGGATAGACCCATTGCCCTGCGATGTGACGGAAAGCATCGCTGTCGCTTCTTATCTCCAATGGAGAGCCGAAAGCGAATGAGTCAACATAGTAGCCGAGTGTGCGCTGGAGTCCAACGACTGTGACGTGTCCCTTGGGGTCAATCCAATACTGACCGATTTCAAGGTAGGCGGGTTTCGCCTTCATTCCCTTGCGCATCTCGACTATCATCAGGAACATTCTCACTACCTGATAGTCCTCCATAGTGGTGATTACGTTGAAATAGGATTTATCTTGGCGTACACGTTCTTTGGTGTTACGTATCTCGACTCTCTCTCCGCAGTTGGGGCAACGATAGATACCGAAGCCTACCTCCTGCCATTCGTGTCCGCAGTCCATACATACCGCCTTGCCAGATTTGAGACGATAGGCGTAATGGTCTATGGTGTGGCTGAATGCCCATTTCTTTTGGGCGGTGGTGAGCGGGCGAAGTCGCCCACTCAGTTCCACGATATGCTGTTGCTTCTTGTTTCTCGGTTTCATCTTCTTGGGATTTTAGAGGTCGAAAAGACTGGGTTGAACATTGATTTCTTCTCCGGCTTTGGGTGCCGTGTTAGGCTTGGGTTGAGCCTTCGGTGCTGACTGCCGTCTTATTTCTCTGAGTTGCTCCTCTCGGTATTGCTCCATAGCCTGCTCCTTGAGTTCTGCCTTGTCCTCATCGGAGAGTTCCGGCTTTGATACCACGATGTTGCAGTTGACCTTTCCGCAGTCCTCAATCTCGTTCTCGTCGAAATAGTGGACTAAAATGTTCATCACGGTGGTATCATCGACACAGCACATACCGCTCTTTTGGATTTGGGAACAGAGATAGTTAACCGCTCCTTCCATGCTCTTTAATGGGTTCGCCATTTTGATAGCGAATGTAGGTTCGGCGATGCAACGCTCCTGTAGCATCTGCTGCATTGCTGCGATTGCAGCGTTGTTTGATTTGTGTGTAGCCATATCAGTGAATTGTTAAAGAGTAAGTAGCCAATAGATTATCGCTATCGCGGTGAGAGCGGAGACAATCCAGCCAACGCCTCGGAATATCGGTCGGATAAACGCCCACAACACCAATCCGAGTATTGCACCTATTATCCCCACCACCCAAAGGAGAACCCTTTTTATGCGGTTGAGACTGGAGATGGATGCTCTGCCTCGTCTGTTTGATATGTTGTTGTTCGTTTTCATCGTGCGACATTTTTTTTATGCGTCTTATCGACTATCGAAGTTTTGCTTGCTCGTTGAAAGACTGCCGTGCGGAGAAAAAGAAGGGCTGTTCGCCCTTTGGGTTAAAAATACGAGCCGACCAACGGGAAGGTCTGGAGATTTTTCAGCCAAAAGGCAAAAGAATAGCCCTGCTCCGCACGTTTTCAATTACGAGCAAGCAACGCTTCCTGAGTTGATATTACCGCATAATCTGGAGCTAAGACTCCGTGTCGGTGAAAACGAATGACGGCATATTGGCACAGAAATACGATAACTAACTTGACGTTCACCATGCTCACCAGGATAATCTACCAACCTGCAGACTATTGTACAAATTTACAGCGATATGCGATGTATATCGCCGAAAATGTGTAACTTTGCATATGGTACGCAGTCGAAAATATCCAATCGGAATCCTTGCAGTATGTCTAATGCTGCCGCTCTTGGTATGGGCGCAACATAGTATTGAACCAACGCGCACAAGTTTTATCATTGACGGAGTAGCCGTAGATGAGGATAAATTATGCTCACTTGATGAGCTTTCATCAGATAGCGCACGAATTGTTATATCACGTCTATTCCCCGATATATTACCGGCCTATATTGCCAACATTACCGTTAAGCCGGATTCAACAGACGCTAATAGTATTGTTGAGATTAAGACTGCACCGCAAAAAAGTTTCCTTATACTGATTGACGGTGAGCCTTACGAGTTGGAGGGGATGACGTTTGGCATTTGGCTAAATGAAAATGAAAGAGGAAAGTATCTGCAAAATTTCCTGAATGTCCGAGGACTGACTACCGATAATATAGACACAGCTAATTATTTGAGATATGAAAATACACATATCGGCTGCAATATGCCATTGCCGACAATATTAATAACGACAAAGCACAATACAAAATGAAGAAGTGGCAGAAGATGTTTTGGTCGATCTGGAGTGTATGTCTCTGCTATCTAATTGCTCTTTTATACATAATCGACCATAGGCGAGGTTTAGCAGGAGGAACCCTTATGTTGTTTAGCCAAATATTTTTATTGGCAACAATAGCGTTATGTTCCAATAAAAATAAGCGTACGGCATTATTAAACCTCATAATTGCAGTTATTATAAATACGTTACTGTTTTTAGGATTTACTGATAATCCTGGAGAAGGACATCGGTTGCTTTTGATGTTTTCTATTATATTTATTAACGGCTGCCAGGGAGGAGGAGTATTAATATTTTCGCTGATAAAGGGCCTAAAATAGAATTAAATTAGTGTTATGCTGCGGCGCATGATGTCGAGGTTGAGGGCTTCGGCGTCAATGCCGGTGAAGTCGCGGCCGAGGCTGTCGGCAAAGAACTTTTTCAGATTCATTACGGAAACTAAGCATCGTTCTCAACAATAAAATGGTAATGACCAGTCCCGGATGGGCGAGTCTGTGATAAGCCGACAACGAAGGAAGGCAGATTATCACTGTCTCGACCCGTGGACTGCTGAAACAAGCGGCAAGTGGCCGGGCGGTCGTAAGGTGTCAGTGGCTCGTCCACCGTCACCTTATGACGGCATATCGCCGCCAACAATGGAGACCGCCCAGCCTCTTGCCGCTTAAGTCATGTATGTAATGGCATAGACATACCCCAACGGGTATAATCGGCGCTCCTTTGAAATAAATTATACCCCTTATGGTGCAATATCAATAATTTTCATTATCTTTGCACCCCAAAGGGTATATCGTATGACTCAATTGGCTAAATTCGTAAAAGAGATGCGCAAGCAGTTCGGACTTACGCAGGTTGACCTGTCTCAGAAATCAGGTGTCGGACTGCGCTTTGTCCGTGAACTTGAACAGGGCAAACAGACACTGCGCCTTGACAAAGTAAATCAGGTGCTGGCGCTTTTCGGCGCCGAAATGACTCCTGCTAAAATCTCTGAATTATGAAACAGGCAAAAGTATTTTTGAACAATATGCTTGCCGGGATTCTGACCGAAGACGATACGGGTTATGAATTCCGATATGATTCCGATTATCTTAAATTGGATGGTGCGGTCGCTATAAGTCTGACTATGCCGTTGACCGACAAACCTTATCACAGCAATGTGCTGTTTCCGTTCTTTGACGGGCTGATCCCCGAAGGTTGGCTCCTCGATATTGCGGAACAGAGCTGGAAAATATCGGCCCGCGACAGATTCTCGTTGCTACTTGCCTGTTGCAAGGATTGTATCGGCAACGTCAGTGTCATACCCGTCGAAAGAAAGGAGGATGAGGATGTGTAAATGTCTTTACTGCTACAAGCCATTGAAAGACGGCGAGGCTGATTACCACAAAGCCTGCGCCCGTAAGATATTTGAATCGACGACCGTCCCGGCGTTGCCATACAACCGCGCGAATATAAAGGAACTTGCGCGGGAAATCATCACCGCAAGCACAACGGTGACAGGCGTTCAGGCAAAACTCTCGCTTGACATATCACGCGGTCATGCCGGTGAGCCTCAGAGATTCACCATCGTAGGTCTCTGGGGACGTTTTATACTGAAACCGCAGACCGACCGTTTCGCCAATCTGCCGGAGAACGAGGACCTGACCATGCACATGGCTGAAGCCGCCGGAATAAAGACTGTGCCGCACTCCCTGATTCGGTTTGCCGACGGCGAATTATGCTATATCACCCGCCGTGTCGACCGCACGATGAAGGGAGACAGGATAGCCATGGAAGATATGTGCCAACTTTCTGAACGGCTTACCGAGGATAAATACAAGGGTTCATACGAGCGCATATCAAAACTGATTCGTCAATATTCAGCGGCGCCACTGTTAGATGTTGTCAATTTCTGGGAAGTGGTCTTGTTCTCGTGGCTTACCGGGAATGCCGACATGCACCTGAAAAACTTCTCCCTATTCCGTCCGGCAAAAGATTATATGCTGACACCCGCATACGATCTTCTGTCAACAGCACTCGTCATGCCTGAGGATGACGAGGAACTGGCGCTTACCCTCAACGGTAAAAAGAAACGGATAAAGCGCGAAGACTTCGAGAAGGCCATGAGCGACAGCGGCATGGATGAGAAAGCAATCGGAAATCTTTTCAATCGCTTCTCTAAAGCCATTCCCAAATGGCATGAACTGATAGGAATCTCTTTTCTGCCCGATGATTTGCGTCAGACCTACCACGATAAAATTGATACAATGGCAAGGAGAATATCAATAGCAGAGTAAACAGTATGGAAATCAAGAAAAATAAGAAAGTAATCATCACAGGCAAGAAGATTTGTCTGATAGCCGGCATTCTGTCGGGAATCTGCGGATTATATTGGCTGGCAAAGGCATTGTTTTACGACGAGACCAACCTCCCGGCAATACTGTCGAGCACGGCCATAGCACTTTAATTGACACTTTACGCTCAAAAACGTCAACGATGAGCCATTACTGTTGGAAATGCGGGCAGTATCTCGCCAATGAAAAGTTTTCCGGCAAAGGTCATGCGCGGCATATCTGCAAGAAATGTATGGCGGAGGAACGGGCGCATCGCCGCCAGATTCTGAAAGAGAAACGGGAACGGAGCGAGATACCTGAATTGAAACTGAAACCGGTGTCGTCGGAAATCGTCGAATATGTCGAGAGGGAGATAATTCCAAGATATGCCTCATTTGACAAGGCGCATCAGGAAAACCATGTCCGCATGGTAATCGAACAAAGCCTCAAACTGGCCGAACATACCCCGTCGATAAACTCAGATATGGTTTACGTCATAGCCGCATTCCATGACCTCGGACTGGTCAACGGCAGGGAGAACCATCACAAGGATTCCAGAAAAATTCTCGAAGCCGACGAATTTATCAAGGCGCATTTCACCAGCAAGCAGATTGTGACGATGGGCCGCGCAGTCGAAGATCATCGCGCATCCAATCAACATAAGCCGCGCAACGGATATGGCCTGTTGGTAGCCGAGGCTGACCGTTTCATCGACGCCGAGACAATAATCCGCCGGACTATCCAATATGGCCTCGCCAACTATCCGCAACTTGACAGAGAAGGACAATATCGAAGGGCAGTCGAGCATCTCAACGAGAAATATGGTCCTAAGGGTTATCTGAAAGTATGGATACCGTGGAGCGACAACGCAAAGAATCTGAAAAAGCTCCATCAACTTATTTCCGACAACCCCCAGCTTGACGAGATGTTCAACCGCATTTTCGACGAGGAATCTGCCCGCTGAAAGAGACCGATTATCGCTCAAAAATCAGGCTGTCCCGACGCCGACTTACACTTGCTTCAACCTTCCGACCGGGCAAATAACATGAAGTGCCATGACATCCTTCAGCGCATCTTCTTCACTTTCCACCGTAGAAAGTGAAGAAGGAGATGCGTCCTGTTGTAAAATCCTAATATACAGCAGTATTGCCGCGTTGGAGCAAGTCGATTGGCAACTTCTATCCGGCTTACTTTTCAAGGTACAAAATCATCAGCACAAAAATTTGCAGTTACTCGAAATCGTTTTCTCGTATTTTAATTGTCTATCTCACGGAAAATCACTATCTTTGCATTTGTACAAGATGTACGAGAAAGAGGTCATTTCCTGAAGATGAAGCCGGCTGGGAAGCCCGAAATACTCAAAAATCAGAAATGCACCGGACCTTTGTATTATAAAAGCTCAAGTAGCACGCAATCAGCACTATAAGGATAGTGCATCGGAAAATAACTATCTGATTATAAAGTAGTTAAAATACTAATAATGACAAGTAACGCCCAAAACCAGGGCGTTATTTTTTTCGCCGTATTGGGCATTTCAAGGGCTTTTTTAGCCGTTTGTGTATCTTTTTTCGCTTTCTCATTTGTACGTCGGCTCATTTTTCCGAGGTGTGGACGATTATGATTCCAACTGGGACTGTATGGGACACACCGGGACAGAATTAACGGAATTAACTAACAAGTTATGAGCAGTACAATTGAAATCAAAAAAATCTGCGAACGATGCGGCAAAGAGTTCATCGCTCGCAAAAGTTCCACTCGCTACTGTTGTAAGCGATGCGCAGAACATGCCTATAAGGATAAGCGAAGAGAGGAACATGTTCGGATCCAAAATGAGTTGTCAGAACGAAAAGGTGAAATGATTAAGAACCCTATCCGTGACTTTATGACCCCGCGTCAGTGTGCGACATTTCTTGCAATTGGTAAATCAACCGTTTATCGCGCTCTGGCATCCAATCAAATTCCTTTCATCAAAATCGGAGGCAAGACATTAATCAGTCGAAAAGTTATAGAAGCGATTGCTGCGGCTACTCCTGACTATGTAAAGAAGGATAAGAAGGCAGCTGAGCCTATCACTGAGTTCTACACATCCAAGGAAGTGATGGAAAAGTTTGGTATCGGCAATGCATGGCTTTACAAGATGGCTTCCAAACATAATATTCCCAAGACTACCTCACGGGGGAAGACGCTCTGGAGCAAGAAGCATATCGACAGAATATTTGGCAAGCCGGTCGAAGATGAAGTGAACAAAGAGGAATGGTACACCGTCGATGATGTTTGTGCCAAATTCGGCATGAAGAAGGATGCCCTGTATCGAATGGTTTCCGAATTGAAAATCACTAAGCAGAAAGTCAGGAATGTGGTCTATTATTTCCGACGTGAGATTGACGCAGCTATGGGTATCAACCCCGAACTGGCAGCCGAATATTACTCTATGCCGGAAGCCATGGGGGCATACGGCATGACCAGAGACCAGATTTCCTACTACGTCCGTACATATAACGTACCGCGAATCTATCGTGACAGCCGGGTATATATCGAGCGCAAGAGCCTCGACAAAGTGCTTGAATCTCCTAAAATAGAATAAAAACCGGTGCATATTACGCCATGCGCCGCACTGCATTGGCGCACCGTATGATTACCAAGTAGTTTTGCAGCAATTTCTAAATCAAAAGATTTTTATATCAAATTACATTCTGATATAGAATAACTTACACGGATTTTACATTTTAACAGGTTACGATTTGCCAACTTGCAGACTTCATCGTATTTCTCAAATTTGCTTTTCAAATAACGCTTGTATTTTGGGCAAAGGTACTACTTTCTGCTGAATATATAGCGCATTACCAAATAAAATTTTGTATTTTTGCAGTCGTTAATCAAGAATGATGTGTGCATGAATCGGATAAAAGAGGAATTGGAAGCCAAGGGTATTAGCCAAACAGAATTGGCGAACAGGCTTGGAAAGACTTTTAATATGGTCAATTTATATGCCACAAACAAAGTACAACCTCCTATTCCTGTGCTATATCAAATTGCAGACATTTTGAATATTGATGTGCGAGTTTTACTCGTTCCCAACAAAATCGAAGAGTAATCACTATATGGCGAAGAAAGAGGTTAAGACAGACCTTTGGGTTTATGAATTATTGCAAGAAGCAGATATTTATTTAACGCCACAAGGGTGTGATATAAAAGAAATAGACGAAGCTTTAAAAACAGCTTCAAAATCAAAAACAGGTCATGCAGGCTATCCCGAATACTGTGGGGTGGTCAAGGATTTTGTTCTTGTGATTGAGGATAAGGCATCTCTTGATAAACACGCCTACAAGGATGAAAATGGCTTGCTCTCCCAAGATGTAAAGTTTGTTAAGGATTATGCTGTCAATGGTGCTCTGTATTATGCTTTGCATTTAGCAGCCAACACTTCATACAACAAAGTCTTAGCCTTTGGCGTGTCGGGGAATGAAAAGCATCATAAAATCACACCCCTTTTTGTGAATGAGCGCGGCGATTATCAAGAGTTGCCCGATGTGGAAACATTCATTTCTTTCAATGAAGCCAACATCAATGAATACTACTTGAAAGAAATACTGCAAGAAGAAACCGATGTAGAAAAAACAACGGCTGAAATTCTAAAAGATGCCGAGAAGCTGCATAACGACTTGCGTAACTATGGAAATCTGACAACAGAACAAAAACCGCTGGTCGTGTCAGGAATAATGCTGGCATTGAGGGAAATAGAGGAAAAAACATTCTCCATCGAATCCCTGATTGGCGACCCGATAAAAACAGACGGCCAGAAGATATATGAAGCTATTGAAAGCAATTTGAAGAGGGTTAATGTTACGCCTGATACCAAACGAGATAAACTACTCAGCCAATTCTCTGTCATAAGAGACACAACAAAAATAAACGAGAAAGATGCCACATTGGGTAAAACGCCATTGAGACATTATGCCGAGTTCCTGTATAACAGCATATTCAAGAACATCAGGTACCATAATTCGTCAGAAGACTATTTAGGACGGTTTTATGGCGAGTTTATGTCCTATTCGGGTGGGGATGGGCAGACATTGGGTATAGTGCTTACGCCAAAGCATATAACGGAATTGTTTTGTGAATTGGCACAACTCGAACCGACAGATAAGGTATTTGACCCCTGTTGCGGAACGGCAGGATTCCTCATTGCTGCAATGCACAAAATGGTGAAGATGACAGAGGATACAAACCAACAAAAAAGCATTAAACGTGACCAACTATTTGGCATTGAGCTACAGCCGTATATGTTCACGATAGCGACAACCAATATGATTTTGCGTGGCGATGGAAAAAGCAACCTGCACAATAAAGATTTTTTGAAAGAGAATCCCAAACAGCTACAACTGAAAGGATGTACAGTCGGCATGATGAACCCTCCCTATTCCCAAGGCTCTAAAGCTAATCCTGATTTGTATGAGATTAGCTTTACCGAGCATTTGCTCGACTCATTGACAGAGGGTGCGAGGGCTATTGTCATTGTACCACAATCTTCTGTTACCGGCAAAAGCAAAGAAGAACAAAATATCAAGAACAGCATACTGAAGCATCATACCTTGGAAGGTGTTATTACCTTGAATAAAAACACTTTCTATGGAGTTGGAACAAACCCATGTATAGCAGTATTTACGGCAGGAATACCGCACGACAAGAAACATCTCTGCAGATTCATCAATTTTGAAGATGACGGATTTGTAGTGAGCAAGCATATCGGCTTGGAAGAGACCGCAAGTGCCAAAGACAAGCGTCAGCATTTGCTTGATGTATGGTTTGGACGGATTGAAGCAGAAACCAAGTTCTGCGTGGAAACTACTATTGAAGCGGAGGACGAGTGGCTTCATGCTTTCTACTACTTTAATGACGAGATACCCTCGGAAAAGGATTTTGAGAATACTATGGCCGACTATCTGACCTTTGAGTTCAATATGATAACTCACGGCAGGGGGTATTTGTTTGAAAATTCTGTAAATCCAACCGTAAACGAGCATGAATAAGTTTGAAGATAAGAATTGGAAAGACTTTTATCTGTCAGAGTTTTTCTGCTGTGAGAAAGGAAATCAAAACAATATGGCATCATTGCAGACAGGCGACATACCTTTGGTTTCAGCAAAAAAATGTGATAACGGATATAAAGATTTTGTAGCTCCTAACGGGAAAAAACAATTTCAGGGAGATATTATTACCTTGAACAATGACGGAGATGGTGGAGCTGGTATCGCATACTATCAACCATACCAAATGGCTTTAGATAGTCATGTAACTGCGCTTATTCCATTAGTGCCGATGAACAGGCATATACTCTTATTCGTGGCAATGTGCATCACCAAACAACGTGAGCGGTTCGGGCATGGATATTCATTGAACAGCAACAGGTTAAGGTCGTTCAAACTAATGTTGCCATTAAACCAAGATGGTACAGCACCGGATTGGGCTTTTATGGAAGCCTACATGAAGCAAAAAGAACAGCAGATATTGAAACCTACAATAGAAAGATTATGCAAACAACTGATAATCAACAATATACTGGGGGGGGGTAAATCGCTACACTCCAATTGGAAAGAGTTTGTCTTTGGTGAAGAATTTTCTATTCAATCCACTAATAGCGGCATAGACAAGAATAAACTTAACCAAAAGGAAGGAGTTATTCCGTATATTACTCGGTCTGACTTGAATAACGGAATGGATATGTTTGTAACAGAACAGTCATCTCGCTATAAAGTTGATGAAGGTAACGTAATAACCATCGGTCTGGACACACAAACAGTATTCTATCAGCCCACTTCTTTTTATACAGGGCAGAACATACAGATTATCAGACACGCGAAGCTGGACAGATACAATGCGATGTTCTTGATTGTTGCAATAAAGAAACTCGTGGAAAAGTTCAGCTGGGGAAGTTATGGAGCAACACTTACGAGATTAAGGAAAAGTCGCGTATATTTACCTGCCACCGATAAAGGCGAAATAGATTTTGATTTCATGTCAGCATTCATGAAAGATGTTGAGTACAATATACTCAACACCACGCTTAATGTCTTCAAGGACAGAATAAGTGTTAATAAATCCAAATCGGGGGGGTGATTTGGAAGAACTTCCTCTTGTGTGAACTATTCCCTACTCTCATTGCAGGAAAATCGAAAGGACTTAACCATATTGAAAAATCAGATAGAGGTATTAGTTATCTTGGTGCAACCAATCAGAATAATGGTGTACTATGTTTTGTAAGCAGAGATAAAGCGACAATTCAAAAAGGCAACTGTATAGCCTTTATTCGTAACGGAGAGGGGTCAATGGGCTATTCTGTGTACAAAGCTGAAGATTTCATAGCAACCTCCGATATGACATTAGGCTATAACAACCACCTTAATAGATATACAGGTACATTCATTACAACCATTGCAGACCGTGTCAGGGGGAAATATAATTTTGGATACAAACGAAGTGCCAATCGTTTATCCAAAGAAATCATTACGCTTCCTGTTGATAATAATGGCTCTCCCGATTGGGAATATATGGAGAACTATATGCGTAATATCGAAAGCGAACAAATACTATCGTATCTAAAAATGATACGGAATGACTTTTCTCAAATTTAGAGATTAGGATTCCGTATCAATGAGTTAAATGCTTTATAACCTCATACCCCGTTTGCATTTCTTCTTTCTGCGAAGTATCTCCGCCATTTCCTGATTGGCTTCCGCATCAGCGGCATTGTAAGATGAGCCACTGCCATTCAGCAGTCCCAATGAACCGTTGAACAACTCGCTTTGTGCCGTGCCGGATGGTGCACTTGGTATAACCGCTTCATGTGCTTTGGCAGTCATTCCCATACGTTCCTTGCATCTGTTGTGCTGCAAAGCATTGTCTATTTTGGAATAGCTGAAACGTCTGTCCACTTTGGAGCCGTTGAAGCGATAGCCGTTCTTGGTGAAGACAACGCCCTGTATCTCATTGGTCTGTCCTCTGTGGCTGAAATGCACTTCCACACCTTGCCGTTTCAGGTTGGCGACAAGCACGTTCCAGTTGCCGCACCTACCGACTTCGGCTTTGAGAATGTCGTAAAGCTCGTACTTCGTCTTGTCCGGCTCTTTCAGGCGGTTGCGCTTGACATTATCCTTGCCATTTGCCATGTGCAAGCCGTATTTCAAGGTCAGTTCCTTGCAGATACGGGTACTGCGCAGACGCTCGTGCCTGTCCGAAATGGTATTGCCGTTGTTGTCTATGCGGTTGAAGGCGATATGCACGTGCGGATGTTCCTTGTCAAAGTGCCGGGCGATAAAGAATTGCGTGTTCTTAATCCTCATCCGTTCCATGTATTCAAGTGCAATCCCTGCCATGACACGGTTCGTCAGTCGTGGCTCATCCTCTTTGGAAAAGCTCAAAGCGATATGCCCGACAGGTTTCGCCACATTGCCGTTCATCAGCGACTGGGCATTGAAACTCATGGCAATGGTTTCCTTGTTCTCCATAAACAAGCCATCATATGCGACAACTTGGGCATTCTTTCCTTTATCAAGGATATAATCCACCACACCCTTGAAGTCGCTTCCCTTTACGATTTTCGCCATCATATCCCTATCTTGGTTAAGAGTTCGTGAATCCTTGCCACTGCCACCTTGCAGTCCCACCGTTCATCGTGGAAGCCTCCGGCGTTAGCCTTGTGCGCAAGCTGGTTGAGATTGTTCGCCATGCCACAGAGTTGGCGGATGTATCCGGCGTGTTCCTCAGACAGTCGTTCTTTCACATGACCGTTCCGGAAACACCCCCTCATATATTCACTCGGTGATACACCAGCCTCATGCGCCCGTGTCAGCAGACGGTAGTAGTCGGCTGTCGCCATCTTCACCGCGACACGGTATTTCAGTTTCTCGGTCGCTTCCTTCTTGGGGCGACCACCCTTGTTACGTTCCTTGTTCTGTTCCATATTTCGTTTCTTCTAATTCTGTTACTGATTATACTGTATAGACCAACGGGATGCCATCTTCCGAAACTTGGGAAGTGGGTAGCAAGCGGTTTCGGTACACCCGAAACACAAACTTGCTACCTCCCAATCCTTATGGAATGAGTTTTGAGCATCTCACGTTTTTCTTGTTCAAGGTGCTATAATCCAAGTCCTTTCTTTTTGGGTTTTACGATGGTTCGTGGAGGTGGATTAACGGTTACATTCTGCCACTTACCGCAGAGGTAATCGTTCAGGTCTTTGTGTCCGCTGTAGTTATCGGAGAAGTCGCGGATGCGTCCGCTGAACTCCCTTGCCAACTCCCAATACGCCTTTCTTCCTGCCCCGTCATTGTCGAGCAGGCAGTGGATGCGCCCGTACCCGTGCAGCGCATCTATGGCTTTGGGAACATTGGCAACCGAATTGAGGATGATGTAATCCTGACCGTCAAGGTTCGGCATGGTCGGGCAGTTCCTCATCCGCAACGTGAGGAAGGACAGGTAGTCCATCATGCCCTCGAACACGAGGCATTTCTCTCTCGGCTCTCCCTGCTGAAGGATATGGCTGATGTCTTTCGGAGCAATGCAGCCCTTGAAGAAACGGTTGCGCACTTCATATCCTCCCGCCACATTCGGGAAGCCGATGGCGAAATAGGGCTTGCCGTTATGGATGAAGTGCAGTTCCTTACATTCCGACCTCGCCAAATCGGTGTTTATGCCCCGTTCCTGCAAGTAATGGAGTAATGCAGGATGGGTAAGTTCTCCAATCTCCAACTGTTGGAAACTCGGTTCGGATGCTTGCTGGCGAAAAGAGAAAGATACGGGACGGATGTGTGGAGCCTGTTCCGCTATCTTATTGAGCAGATAAGGCACATAGTCGGAGGCATATAGTTCCCCTGCCAGCGCGATGATGTTGCCACCTCTGCCCAGCCCGTAATCGAACCACAGGTTACGGTTGGTGTTCACCTTGAACGAGGCTTCCGTTTCCTGACGGAACGGGGATTTGTACCAAAGGCAGTTGCCTTGTTGCTTTACGGGCGTGTAGCCCAGACTTTGCAGATAGTCTGCGATTCTGATTTGTGTTGCTTCTTGGATGTTCATGATATATTGTTTCTACGGATTTGATGATGACTGTAAAAACGTTGATTTGATGAATAATTGGTGTAATCTGTTTATATTCAATATTATGACCGCTCAACATCTTCTCAACAAATCACTCACAAATAGGGAATCCAACAAACGGTTGCCGTTCCTCCCTCAACATCATTTTTCGATTGTTGAGCATTTGTTGAGAGCGTATGTTGTTTGTTTTCAGCATGGTTATATACCTGTTCAACAATTCAACAAAAAGAGAAAGATATTATAGGGAATCAAGCTGCTCCCTTGTGACGGTATAGAAACGCCCGACCCTTTTGATAGGCTCATACCTGCACTCCCGATTGTAGTTGAACTGGTAGGTGGTATAGGTCAGCCCATTGGAGGCAGGAGTGAGTTTCCAACACTCCTGCAAGACTTTCCGTACCTGATGCTTCTCCACCTTTACCTGCGAGTGTACCAGCAAAAGAAGAATGTCGTTATAACAGAACGAGAAGGTGTCCGTGCCTACACTCTCCATGATATCAAGTATAAGCTCGTGCATATCTATCTCCAACCGGTTACGGTTGCTGCGGATAATCTTCCGCAAGGCTTCGGTATGCAGCAACGAGGGAGCAAACCACATACGGCTTTCTTTTTTCGTTGCCATCGTCCTGTGCTGCAAGTGATACAGGAAAGCCGGGATTTCCGTCTTCAGCTTTTGCAGGAAGTCGGTATCATCGGATTGCAGGCGGTCTATCTTGCGCACCCAATAGCGTGTTTCCCCCGCGTCTATGATTACGGGTAGATACTCGTTGTTGGAGCATAGCACGAACTTGGCGAAGAACGCTATCTCGTCACGGTCTTTGCCTTTGGCTTCAACCTTGTAGGAGAGTGTGGTGCTGAGGTTCTTCAACCTCTCGCTGTCCTCCCTGCGGTTGAGCAGCACCTCGTCCACCACGATGAGCAGCTTGCCAGCCCAATCGGAATTGAACTGGCTTCGGAAGTCCTCGTTGGTATTGAAGGTTACATTGTTCTGAAACACGGCTTTCAGGAAGTTCAGGAACGTGCTCTTGCCCGTGTTGCGTTCTTCCGATACCAATAGCAGGATAGGTAGTTTCTGAACGGGTTGCAGGTAAAGCAGTTGCAGATAGTCCATTCCCAACTCGTACTGTTCCCCGAAGATGTGGCGTACCAATGATTGGATATGCGGGAAATCGCCCTCCTTTGGTACATGGCCTATCGGCTCGTAGAGGTTCAGGAACTTGTCCACCACGGGACGGTATTCCACATGGTCGGGAATGGTGCAGAAACCGTCATACTTCGGCACGGTGGCGAGATAGTCCTTGCCATAGTCCTGCCGAAGTGTCTCGTTGTTCCACACGATGCGCTTTTTCACATAGCCGCCGTTCAGACGGGGCTGGTTCACTAACTTGTAGAGGGTCGTACCCACCCGGATAAACTCCTCCTTCTCATTCTTTGTCTTTGCCATTTACATTTTGCTTAAACCGTTAATAGTTAATCAAGTGCAAAGCTACGGCAAGTCACGCGAAAGCCTGATAAGCAAATCACAGCAGAACGGCGCAAAATTTACACGGAATGAAAAACTTGCTGCGAATTGCACAGGAAGCAGGTAAAGAGCATATAAAGCAAACCCGAAAAAGCATCCGTTACAGGTCTGCTTCTTCGGGCTTTTGTTGGTAATACGTATTATTGGTAAAACAGCAATACGTTAGTTCAACTGAATACTAATACGTTTTACCAACTGAGTGTTTTATCAGCAATCAATTGACAGATAAAGATTTGTCGGTTTCATGATTTCATGTCGTCACATTATTGGATTTTATGCCTGATAATTAGAAGCCTTTGTCCCGTTACTGCCCAGCGAAAAGAAGAAGGTTGTTTTCTCTTTTCGCAAGTACATCCTTTTAAGAATGGCATTGCGCATTTGTTCCGCACCGAAACTATTGATACGGAAAGCAAGCGCAACTATCATCGTGAGACTGAATACATTTGCATGATAGCCGTTTTCCAATCTGATATACTTCTGAACCTCGTATTCTTTCAATGCTCCACTTTTATATATGGCTCTGATGGAAGCTCGGAATGTGGGGGCAATTACTCCGAATAAATCGCCAAGTTCCTGTTCGCTCATCCAAATGTCTGTGACATTGTCCGGCATTATGATATTGCCGGATTCACTCATTGTTATAATACTTCTTTTCATAAGCCATTCTTTATATGGTGAAATGTCCGCTAACCTTATCTTCAAAAGCAGAAATGTCGTTTTCAAGTTTCGTGTTGGTCACTTTTGCATAAATCTGCGTAGTAGTGATATTTGTATGTCCGAGTATTTTGCTGACACTTTCTATTGGCATACCATAATTAAGGGCTAAAACAGCGAAGGAATGCCGGCTCAGGTGAAATGAAATGTTCTTTTCTATTCCACACATTTTTGCCACAGTCTTGATGCGCCTATTTACCATGTCGTAAGAATTTATGTTGAACAAATTCTTACCATTTCTGAATGGCTTATTTCGCTCAATTATTTGAGCGGGAATGTCCATCAGCTTGATTTGAAACGGCACACCTGTTTTCTGCCTTTTGGATACAATCCAACGTGAGCCATTCAGTTCCACGATATTGTCTGTGGTGAGATTTTTGATGTCCACGAATGATATACCCGTCCAGCATCCGAAAATAAAAATGTCCCTTGCAATAGCGAAATTGGCATTTTCCAATTCGATTGTACTCATGGCTTTGATTTCGTTCTCTGTCAAGAAGCCACGTTCCTTATGGTCAGGATTCACATGATATTGTGCAAATGGATTTCTCGGTATCTTCCCGTGGTAATGAGCGGAAGTTACGATATGCTTCAATGGTATGGAATATATCCATACGGAAGATTGGGCAAGTCCGACCTCGTTACGTAGATACAGACAATAATCATGGATAAACTCTTCCGTCAGTTCATTCATCCCCATATCCGAACGCTTATAATGGTTTTTCATAAATTCGGCGACATATTTCCTTACGGTAAGATATTTACGGTATGTACGCTCCGAACGGTCTTTCCCAACACGTTTGGCAAAATCCGCATTCATCTTATCAAAGGCACGTAACACCGTTTCATACTCTGTGCCGATACCTTGATAGGCATTGCGTACCATTTCGGCAGTTACAAATGCCTCCCGGTCAGAAAGCCGCTGGTAATGCTTTGCTATCTGCGCCTTGATATTATCAAGCGCATGATTAACATCCATAGACTTACGGCTCTTACCTTTAGCCCGATTAGCTTTGGCATCCCATAACTCCTTGGATATACTCTGTTTACAACTGAACTGAGCAATCGTCCCATTGATGGTAACCCGTCCCATGATAGGGACAATTCCACTCTTCTCTTTGCTTCCATTTACATAGAAGACAGTCTTAAATGTACTTCTCATAATCCTTGCTTTTTGTTTGGTGCAAAATTAAATCATGAGAGTCATAAGGGCAGAACGCAAACCTACGCAGAACGCAGAAAAATAGGAAGTTAGTGTTAAAAGTGCATTTGATACGAGGTAATGGTTTGGATGCATAACAACTTCTATATTCTGCTCAGACCATGTCTTCACTACTTATGCCACTTGAAGCCACTTTATGCCAAACACCACTGATGGTCAGTACATTCTCTATGTTTTGCTCATATTTTCATTTTTAAGTGACATTTTTTCAGAAAACTGTGCGTGGCCATTACTGAACGCCCCCATATTCCGGCGAGCGTTTCATAATCTTCTTCATTAAATCTTACTGATTGCTCGTAATATGCTGATAATCAATACTAATATGGGTAGCAAAATGACGAAAGAAACAAATTAGGAACAACAAAATCAATAACCCCCAAAATGAAAGCATGAGAAAACATAAATTAACACTGAAAACAACGATAAATTTCCGATTTTGTCTTTTGATTGTACAGGTCAATGAAATGATCTTTATGTCATCTCTGTGTTAGTGGTAATTCAAAAAATATACAAAATAACCTTTTTCGCTCGTATTTTATGATTATCAATGAAAGGAATAATATTGTGAAAAACTCAATTATTTGCTTGTTTTGCAAACATTTTGAGGGTTTTGTGCCTTTCTCTGAAATTATTTTCGTACTTTAGCAAGCGTATTTACTTATTTTATAATAATGTATGGCAAAGAAAGATGTAAACAGATTGAAGATAATGTTGGCAGTGACCAAGCACTCAAACAAGTGGTTGGCCGAAATGTTGGGTAAAGACCAAGCTACCATTTCCAAATGGTGCACCAACACTTGCCAACCAGACTTGGAAACCTTAATACGGATTTCTGATTTGCTGAAAGTGGATGTAAACGATTTGTTGAATAAAGAATGTATCAAAGAATGATGGACGATATATTGAAACAGATAAAGGCTGGCGAGGTGTCGGGGGTGCAGTTCAAGGAGCGCATTCTCGACAAATATGATATTGCCTGTGAGTTAGTGGCGTTCAGTAATTCACATGGTGGCAAGTTGGTAGTTGGTATAAAGGATAAGACCGGAGAAACCAATGCCTTGTCGTATTCTGAGGTACAAGAAACAACCAACTTGTTGAGTGACATTGCTTCAGAAAACGTAGTGCCATCCATTCTGATAAAGATAGATACTGTTGAGGTCGAGGATGGCAACTTGGTTATTGCTACTGTGAAGGAAGGACTCAACAAGCCTTATCATGACAACAAGGGAATTGTATGGGTGAAGAATGGTGCCGACAAGCGTAAAGTGTTCGATAATGCTGAACTTGCAGAAATGATGACCGACTGCGGTAGTTTTGCACCAGACGAGGCTGGAGTTCGGGATGCAACTGTTTTGCAGGCAACAGCGTCGGCAGCAAGGTCTTCCGTGACAAAGTGAATGATGCAGAGATGGAAGGAAATCTGCTTCATCAGTATGAAACTATCATGGATTTCTTCACTCGTAATCTGCATAATGTGCAGGTGGGAGAAGAATTCAACAGCATGGGAAAGTTGGAAATACCTTATACAAGTTTGGTTGAGTTCACGGTAAACAGCCTTGTGCATCGCTCGTTGAACATGAAAGCCCCTGTTCGCATTTTCATTTTCGACAATCGTGTTGAGATTCATAGTCCTGGTGCATTGCCTAACGGACTCACTATTGATGACATCAAGGCAGGAACTTCCATGCCTCGCAATATGTTCCTTTTTAACAATGCTATATACTTGCTGCCATACACTGGTGTAGGTAGCGGCATCACTCGTGCTTTGGACGAAGATATCAATGTCACGTTTATGAATAATGACAAGGCACAGGAATTTGTCATCACAGTTTGGAGAGGGGAAAGTAACCAAGTCGGTAACCAAGTTGAACCAAAAAGTAACCAAGTCGAAGACTTAGATACTGGACTTAGACACTCTGACACAGACTTAGACACCGGACTTAGACACTCTGACACAGACTTAGACACCGGACTTAGACACTCTGACACTCCAAAAGTGTCATTGTCTAACAAGCAAAGGGACATAGTAAATTTCTGTTCCGTACCTCGTACAACCAAAGAGATACTTGACAGAATTGGTGTCAGCATGCATTCCAAGAACCGTGAGCGTTACATCACCTCCCTTGTTGCAGCAGGATATTTGCAGATGACTAATCCTGATAATCCTACAGCAAGTAACCAGAAATACAAGAAAGTAAACATAAGATAAGAAAACTATGGATTCATTATTTCTACTTCAGTTTGCATGTTTCATCTTCATGCTCATCAATGCCTTCTTCGTGGCACTCTCTCATCTGCATGTAAGATGGGAGAACAAGCGGTATGAGCGTTCACGATGGATGATTGTTGTCGCCTTAATAGGATTGGCGATACAATATGCCGTGCAGATGGTTTTTGGATTCCGTGCTGCCGACGACAGTCTTGGGGCAATCGTCAATATTCTAATCTATACTCCTTGTTTTTCGCTTATCTCCATGGGAATCTACAACATAGAGACCACAAGTTCCAACCTCAGAAAGATGATATTGATGTGTAGTGGCATTTATGCTGCCATCATTGTGGTCTTTTGCGTGGGTATCAGTCTTCATCATAGCCTGTATATCAGAGAGGGGCTTTATCTGATGCTGACTCTGTTTTGCGTAAGTGTTTTCTATTGCATATACATGATTATTCAGGAGATGATTAGGCGTAAAAATATGTTGGAGACAATGGCTGCAACTGATTTGTTGCCTTACGTAAGATATTCGCGTGCCAGTGTAATCATTCTATGGCTCGCAGTTCTCGCTATGCCAGTTGCCATCTTTTCTACTACCTTATTATATATAGTAGGTCCAGCCGTATTGCTTGCCTTGCTGTTCTTCAATCTTACGTTTATTGCTCTCGGCAGCAGTTATATCCCTACCGAAGAACTCTTAGATAAAGAAGTGGAAAACGATGCCTTGGTGGGAACAAAATATAGGTATGGGGGGGCACTTTCTGCTAAACAGCAGACCTCTGCTGATAGCAGAACAGAATCTTTACAACTTTTAGCTTTGCATCCGTGATTCCCCGTTAACTTTTCGACCGGGAATTGTTA